TTAAGCCTAGGATTTTTATCCTATTTTATGCCTTTTCAGGCTGTTTTGGGAGTGCTAGTGCTACAATGTAGCATTCGGAGAAAACGTGTAGCACCGATGGGAACCATAACAGCTCGAAAACAGCGCAGAAATGGCAGAATGTCATATACGGCGCAAATTCGCATAAAACGAAACGGCAAAACAGTCCACAGCGAGAGCCAGACCTTTGATCGTAAGAAGCTTGCCGTTGCATGGATGAACAAGCGCGAAGGCGATCTGTTCGAGCCCGGCGGGCTTGAGCGCGCGAAGCACGGAAATGTAACACTCGCGGACGTAATCGACCAGTACATCAGGGAAAATGCCGCCCCCATGGGAAGGACCAAGACACAGGTTCTTCGCACTCTGAAAAGTTTCGATATAGCCGATCTTTCCTGCGAAGAGATCACCAGCGCGCATATTGTCGAGCTCGCGCGTGAACTCTCTATCGACAAGAAACCGCAAACCGTCGCGAACTATCTCTCTCACCTTTCTTCGGTCTTTGCTATCGCACGCCCCGCGTGGGGCTATCCGCTTGATAAACAGGCCATGCAGGACGGTGTGATCGTTGCCAAGCGGCTGGGGATGACCTCGAAAAGTCGACAGCGCGATCGACGGCCGACACTCGATGAGTTGGACGAGCTCTTGGCATTCTTTCGGCAACGCAGCGCTCAGGCACCACAATCCATGCCGATGGACGAAATCATTCTTTTCGCGCTTTTTTCGACCCGCAGACAGGATGAAATCTGCCGCATTTCATGGGCGGACCTGGACGAGCAGAACAGTCGGGTTCTTGTGCGGGATATGAAGAATCCGGGGCAGAAGATAGGCAACGACAACTGGTGCGACCTGCCCGCGCCGGCTTTAGCTGTCATCAAGCGCGCCCCGCAAAAAGCTGAACGGATATTTCCCTACTCGCCGGAATCCATCAGCGCCAATTTCACAAGGGCCTGCCGGCTGCTCGGCCTCGAAGACCTGCACTTTCATGATCTGCGTCACGAAGGCATTAGCCGGCTTTTCGAGATCGGCTATAACATCCCACATGCTGCGGCAGTCTCCGGCCACCGCTCATGGGTTTCCCTGAAGCGATATTCCCATATCCGACAGCGGGGAGACAAATACGAGAACTGGGAATGGATGCCTGCAAATGAGTGAGCTAAAGAGGCTGGCGTGAAATCGTGAAGCCTGACCATTGGTCTCGTTGTACTCATTTACTCAAGATACCAATTGCCCTAGTATTTTTCTTGCTCAATTGGATCCGGAGCTGCCGCGCGGCGCCGGAACGGCCGCGGGGCAGGACAAAGAGACCGTTCGAAAACTATAATCGAAAGGCCGACATCTACCCGGACACGCTTGGCGTTTGCACACAGACCACGCCCATAAGCGTGAAGATATGGTCCCTGGTTTGCAGACAGCCGCGTTAAGCGGTTTTTCCGCGGCATGGTGGCATGATGCCATGAGCGAGGAGATGACCGTGACGAGAGAAACACAAGGCGCACATAGCGCTCCGTCGTGGAAAGTCGTTCTCGGGAAGGCGTTGTGGACCGGGGTGATCGCGCCACCGCTGGTCCCGATCATCTATGCTATCGGAATTGGTATTGTTTTCCTCGTCAGCCGGGGCTTCCGGGATGTGACTTGGCCACCGGAACACCCGCTTACCCTATACTTGGTGTTCTTCGTGATTCCGGCCGGATCCTATCTGATCGGGTTCCTGCCGGCGCTGGCGACCGGGGCAATCCTGGGGTGGTGCCTGCCGCGGATCGCAGCCCTGTGGCAACGCGTGGGTGTCGCGCTTCTGACTGGGGCTGTATCCACGATTCCGGTGTCCCTTATGTGGAACAATCCTCCACCGATGCGGTCTCCGATCCTTGAATTCGGGGCAATCGGAGCAGTCTCGGCTCTGTTGACCCTGCCTATACTGCATCGCCGGAGAAAGACCGATAAGTGTTCACCTCACCGGTCTGAACGTCTGAACGTCTGAACATATACTGTGATGGCGCTTATGGCATCCGATGAATGGCCTTGGAGGTAATCAGAACCAATTTCTTTAAATTACATTGCACTTAATGAGCGTGGATGCAAAATATGCATCTTCACAGCGGTCAGGGGACCGCATACATATTTTTTGGGGGAAGTCATGAAATCGATTTTTCTGGCGGTATGCGTTGCCGCTGTTGCACTCTCTGGATGCGCCCGTCGCCCGGACGCCATCACTGCTACCACTATACCTATGCAGGCCTATACAGGAGATAGCTGCTCATCTTTGAGGCAACAACTTGCTAATGAGAAGAGCAACCTATCGGCGCTTTCAAAACAACAAAATGATGCCGCAAACGGCGACGCTTTTGGCGTGTTCTTGGTTGGCGTGCCACTTAGCAGCCTTAGTGGCGGCGACAAAGAAGGTGACATAGCAAATGCCAAAGGCAAAATAAATGCTATGGAAGCGGCCATGCATAAGAAGGGATGCAAGGGCGCCTAACCAACAAAACACGCAACTTTCGGCGTGAAAAGATTCTGTTTCACTGAAGGCATTACCCGCCCTTCAATGCCTTCAGAACCTGCATCAGCCCATCTGAAAGCCAGACGCCAAACCCGGTCCCGGCCATGGCCGCGCCGAGGATATAGCCCCGGCCGATCTGCTTGATCTTCTGGTATTCGGCGACGAACGCCTCGGTTTCTCCGAGGCGCTCTGACAGCGCCTTGTTCTGTTCGAGCAATCGTTCGTTCTGATACTCGACATGGTTCAGACGGTCGTGGATTTCCTCATGACCGCTGTGGTTTTCGTCCACCTTCCCGATCAGCGCATCGAGCTTGCCCTGAACCTCTCCCAGCTGACGCGCGATCTCGACCGTCATACCCTGCCCCGTCTATTTGATAACTGCGCGAAGCCCGGCGACGCCCGAGCCGATGTAGAACACCCATTTGACCATCGCGGCATAGGCGTCCTGCAATGCACCGGTCGGCAGGTCAAAGACCTGCTGATCCCCGAACACGCCCCTGAGATAGGGGATACTGTCGATGACAACAGCCATTTCCCAAATGATCAGCGGCCCGGCAACGGCGAACACCAGAACCCAGAACCACGGAAACGACAGCTTGGCCTTGTTGTAGTCCGCCATGATGCGGGTTTCCTCGACCACCTGCCGCAGATATTCCGCCGTCAGTTCGGCCCGGATCTTCTCACGGTCGTTTTCACGTTCGGCCCGTTTGTCGATGAGCGCGATGGCGCGCTCGACAATGCCGCCTGCGCCAAGCTTGAGCAGCCATTTGATGAAGGTCGGGATCATACCTCCACCTTATGGCCTGTCAGTGTGTTGATCCGGCGTGCGATCACATCGCGGTAACGCCAGGCAAACCAGCCAATGGCGATGATGACAACACCCGTGACGATCCAGCCGATCGGCAGGCCGGAAGCCCACGCAATGGCACCGGAGGCGGCGGCCGATGCACCGGACTTCTGCGCGGCATCCTTCAGCGCCTTCATATCGCGGCGCAGCTGGGCGATGGTGGCCGGGCCGATGATGCCGTCATTGACCAGATGCGGGTGGGCCATCTGGTAGGACAGAACAGCTTTGCGGGTGTTCTCACCGAACCAGCCGTCAATCGTGCCGGGATCGAAGCCGCGTTTCTTCAGCATTTCCTGCACATCGCGCACCACCGGATCGCCCGTTTCCGGCGCTGTGTCGGTTGCCTGTCGCGGCACGCCCTCCGGTGCGCTCACAACGGTGTCGACGCCGGTATAGATACCCTTTTCGAACAGCAGCGCCTCTTCCTTGCGCCGGCGTACGAGACCGGGCAGGCGTTTGCCCTTCGAGGTGTTGTAGTGGCTGGCGAGATGGTCGGCCGCTGCCTTCAGCCTGCCGGCCCGCCAGAGCTTTCCGAAGGTCCATTTACTGACCACACGGCCGCCGAGATTGAAAGCGGCCGAGGACGCCGCATCCATCTGGTATTGCGTCCGATCGGCAGGCGAGTTGGCAACAACCTCCTTGCCATAGCCGTTGTCGATGACCGTGCGCAGGATCCGGTCGGATTGTTCGGCGGTGATTTTCGTCTTGCCGGGAATGAGTTTTGTAATGCCGAGTTTTGCGAATTCGCGTTTGCAATAGGCGGATTTCATGGTGAAGCCGGTCCCGATCGTCGGCGTGCCGGTCGGATCGAGATAGGCCGTCAGCGGATTGCCTTCAATCAGGCGCACGAAAGCGCGCCCCCGGCTGGATACCGTGGTGATTTCCATGTTTGATTGTCCTTGGATTGTCGCCGGTCAGCCCGGCATTTGATCAAGCAAAGCGTTCCGCCGGCGTTTCCGGTTCCGGCGCAACTTCAAAAGCGGCCAATGCATCCGGCAACACCCTACTATCGGCCATGCGGATATTGACATGATAGCCCCGGACCGGTGCCATGACGGGATATTCGAGACCGTTTTCACCGGTCTGGGTTTGCCCCGTCGGCGCATAAACGATGCCATCGCAGGACGCGCCAACGGGTTTTACGATCAGCATGCCTGCCGGCAGGCCGGTATCGAGATAAGTCAGCGCGTCGACCGCATGGCCAATGGCTTCGAATGTGGCCAGCGCCTCCGCGTGATCTGAGAATTTCAGGAAGGTATCATGCATAGGGCACCGCCTTTGCCTGCAAATCCGTATCACTCACTCGGAAAGGCCAGATCACAATCTGTTCGTACCAACCAGAAGCAAAGATAGACGATGCATTGCGACCGATGAAGACTGAAGACAAGTCGGCTATCTGGGGAACATCCCCGCTTTTGACATTGCCATTGTCCGAAGATACCCCGGAAAAACCGAGGCTATCCCACGACGAAATCACTCCAAACTTCGAAAGCGGTTGGGTTATGTAAGCCAGAACATAGCCCGGCATCCCCGCTTTGATTTGCACGCCATTGCTGGCCAGCATAAACAAATAGTCTTCACTGCCTGGACCACCCAAAATGCAGCCCGAGCTACCAGCGCCGGTGCCATAAATACTCTCTCCCTGCAACGATACGCTCGCCGCCCCGCGCCTGAGCAATGCGGCAACGGGCCCGGCGAGTTTCGCCTTGTCGGCTGGCCGCGTGACGGCACTGCCGGATGTCGGGATGTAGGACGACGTATAATTGCCCTGCTCGAACTGAAGGCCACAAAACTCAATGCCGGAAGTGCCGTCTCCAACGCTTTCAGAGCTGTCATCGACATAGATTTCATATTCAAAGGATGTGGCATCAGAAACATCTGCCGAAACGGATAGACGATAACCGCCACGCACAGGAACGATTTTTGTCACCACTCCAGCGCCGGCGTCCACCACTGTGCCAGCGACAAGATCAAAAGTCGCCTTGACGGCAGAACCTGCGCCTAAAAGACAAAGCACAACCCGATCAAGCCCGGATGCTTTCGCGAACAACGACATGGTATAGGCCCCTTTGGTCGTCGGCGCTTTCGCGTTGTATCGCACTTGACGACCTCCCAAGGCGCTACCCGCATCAGGTATTGCTTTGATAGCTGGTAGCCCACCAATTGTCGTTCCAGGCTGCCGGGAAATTGTGCCAATAAACCCGGACCCACCTCCGGTGTTCGCGTTCATGTCAACAGATCCTGGGTAAAGGTTCGTTGCCGGACCTTCCAGTAGGAGCTGCCGCCTTTTGTTCGTGTAGTCGAAGCGTGGGACATCTGCCGCTGCGGAAGAAACGATCCCGTCGGAGCCGATATAGGTCGCTGTGCCGGGCCTGCTAAAATCAATCAATTCTTCCGTGCTGGAACTGCGATCAAGCGCGTAACGCCCGTCGTCAAAATCCATGACGGCAGCCGGTTCACGCAACTGACCCGTTGCCCTGTCCGTAGCCTGCCAGGCCGGAGACTGCCACCAGTCAGTACGCCCGGGCGTTCGCACCGCCGTCAGGCTCAATCCGATTGTCAGTGATGGCATTCGCTTCAGTCCTCAGCCGTTTCCGTATCCGCCGGCTCAGTCGTCGCCTCATAGTCAGTTTTCCACTGCAGGAGCTCGGCAATGTTGGGCGGCTCGATATTCGTGACAAACCAGCCTGCAATAAAGGCATCGCCCTTCTGCTCGGCGGAATTCATGTAGCAGGTGTGGGCGGTCAGGAAATCCCGGTTGCGCTGCAATGTCGGGTGTTTCCATTCGATCAGGTCTGCAAGGCTGTCGTGGGTAAAGATGAACTTGCTCACCATTGGCTCCTATTGGTTTCTCATAAGACGGGCACGCTGATAAAAAATATTATCAATGGTGCGATGGCCGCGAAGGCCGACCAGTACGTAGTTGGTCGGAGCATCGACCACTTTAGTATCGCCCAGTTTTGCAACACCGAATTCGACGACATCGGAGTTGTAGACGCAGGTCGCACCGGCAGCGGCACGGCTATTCGCATGCGCTGCCGCCCGGTCTTCAATGCGGTTGTTGATGGCGGTGTGGGCATCGCCGGCACCCCAATTGTTCCAGATCGAGCCCACCGAATTTCCGTTTGTCTCGAAACGGGCATCGCCGGCCCTGAGGTCCCCTTTCTTGACGGTCAGGCCCCCTTCCCGAACTGTCAGGTTCCCTTCCTCAACGGTGAGGTCCCCCTGACCGATGGTAAGGTTCCGGATGTCGACTGCACCTGTGGCAAGGTTCACCGTGAACGGCCGATAGTCGTTGTATCCGCCGTATGGATCCTCAAAGTCGGTGATCAGCAGCGTGATAACCCCATCACCCGACCAGAAGAATGCCCCGTAATCGCCGGCGACCATGCGCAGGACATTATAGCTTGTGCTGACCAGTTCCCCGGTCATCGTGTCGCCGCCTCTGGAAACCGCTCCGAGCTTGTCACGCGCCGCGGCGGGATCGGCCGCCGTCATCAGGTCATTGGTAAAGTCCGTTCCGCCCGCCGATACAAACGCATGCCCTGCCGGGTCGATCTCGCCCAGCGGGGCATCGTTTACCCCGTCGAAGACATAGAGCTTCCACGGCGTCGACGCCGTGCTCAGCCACATCGTTCCTGCTGTGGCATAGGCTGGGCGCGCGACACCGCTGTGCAGGGAGAGCGTTGCCTCCCGCCAGCTATTGATATTGGACGCCAGCTGCGAACCGTTGGTGACGGTCGGGTCGATCGTCACGTTTTGATATTGCGTCATGCATGAACCTTTCCGTAGCCAACGGCCACATAGTCGAACGAACGTTCGACCGGTGTGCCGGACTGATCCTTGAAGATGATGTCGAAACCGGCCTCGCTCTTGCCGGTGAGCTCGTAATAGTCACCGAAGCGAAGCCCCTGTGCGGAGACCGAAAGCCCCGTCAGCCCGTGATAGGGCGGCGTGAAGCCGATATGACGGCCTTCCGTCGTGACCGGGATATTGTTGCCGCTCAGGATCCTGTCCGGCATGTCGACCGTCAGTTCGGCGCGTGCGACCACCGGCGTGATGTTGCTGTCGAGACTGCTGAGCAACAGCCGCATCTGATAGGCCCTGGCCGAGACATCGCCGGTCGCCGCTTCCCGCCAGTCGGTCCATGCCGCATCGGCCGCTTCCGGATCGTCATCCGTGGTCCGCAATTCCATGACGGCATTCCACTTCGACGCATCGGCCCCCACCATGGCATCAAGCCGGCTCAGCACCGGCCATTTGACCAGCGTATCGTCAATGTCCTGACCGTAGACCGACAGGATCGACGTCACGCGTGATGTGTAAACCGCCCCAAGATCGATCGTGCGGGCAGAGACATAGGTGCCGGAGGGATAAAGATCGCCCTCTTGCCTCTCGGCAAGCCGCAAGCCCGGTTCACCGGCCCTGCAGCGTTCAAACGTCCCGGACCAGTCCGGTTGCTCGGCAAACCGCTCGACCGCATTCATCGGTGTTGCCCCGACCGTGGTCGTGATCACCGTTGCAGACGGGCTTTCGATCCCCTGCCGGGTGACCGCCTTGATCAGGTAGGTTCCGGGCCGCGTCGGGATCTGCACGCTTGTTGCATCGACATGGCCGAGCTGGGCACCGGATGAGCGCCACGAAACGCCGCTTTGTTCCGGCGAATAGCGGATCACGTAATGCGACAGGTTCAGCGCCTCCACCGGTGCCCATGTCAACGTTGCAATATCGCCGAGGACGGCAATGGCAAAGCGTTCGACATTGCCCGGCGGCGACAGCACGCTGGATAGATAGACGGCTTCCAGTGTTGTCCATTTCGACCGCTGGTTCAGCGCGGTGAACACCGAGCGAACCCGAAAATCGTAATTGCCGGGGTCGAGGTCCTGCAGATCGATCGAGACACTGGTCGTGGATCCGACCGGCAGCCAGATCCCGCCCTGTTCGCGATATTCGACCTCATAGAGCGTGGCCCGTGTATCATCCGGCGCGGACCAGCCGATGGTGACAGCCCCGCGCACGGAAACGCCGCCGGCCAGGTAAAGATATTCCGCAACATTGATATGCGACGGCGCCAGAAGCGGCCCGGTCGGATAGGTCGAGAAGGATGGCGGCTCGAGCTGCAGTCCTTTCTCGACGCGATCCCATTTGGTTTCGTCATAGATCAGGGCCGAGACATCGAACTGGTGCTTGTCGTTTTCCGTGATCGACAGAACCCGGAATGGACGTGGTGCCGCATCCGAACCGGTCAGGATCCACATCGCACCGGCGACCGGTCTATCCGGCAGAGCTGCCGCCAGTGCCAGAACATCGCTTTCCCCTGCCCCGGCCGTAACCGCCCTGTCAGCCAGCGAACCATCCGGCATGACGGCCGTCAGCGTGTAGGTTTCGCCATCATTCAGCGTTACCGGGGCATCGACCGTGACCACCGTCAGATCATCGGAAACCGCCTTGATCCGCCCGCCATAGCGCACGCCGGCATAGGACGGATCGGCCACCAGCACGATATCGCCGGGCGCAACGTCAGCATGATCCAGCCCGGCGCGATAGGTCACCACTTCGGTCGAGTTCTGCTCCGTATCCAGCAGCCATGCGCCATAACGATGTGCCTGCCCGCGCGAGCAACAGCCGATGGCCTGGATCTCTGTCTGCCGCGATCCGTAGCGTGCGACCGCGTCCGGATCCTCGACAACTTCGATCGCCGGCTTGTAGTTGTTCTCCGGATCGAACCAGCGGACCAGCACCTGTGTGTGGCGAGCCGAAAGCGCCGATCCCTGATAGCTGAATGTGCCGTCAACCACATTGGCCTGCGACACCAGCTTGACCGGATCGGCCGGCTTGTCGCAGACGGCTGTCACCGCACCGGTGCCCCAATAAACCATGCCCCGGAATACGCCGGCAAAGGCCGTCAGGACATTGATCGCCTCATCGCGCGAGGTGATTGCACCATTGAAGGTGTAGCGCGGTTCCTGCCCGCCGAAGCCATCATCGACCGGCTGGTCGCAATATTGCGCGATCTCGTAAAGCGCCCATTTCGACACCTGCCCGACATCGACATATTGCCCGAGGCCATAGCGGTCATTGATCACGAGGTCATAGAAGATCCATGCCGGGTTATCCGAGACAGCGCGTTTGAAGGTGCCATCCCAGACACCGGCATAGGCCCGCGTTTCCGGGTCGTAGTTCGATGGCACGGCGATTTCTATGCCGGACCAGTCCACCGAGACGGTCGGGATCGCACTGCCGCCGAATTCGGCCGCATCCAGCGTGACGCCGAGAATGGCGCTGTCAGGATAGGTCAGCCGATAATCTTCGATGACCGTATAGGATGACCAGTAGGTCTGGTTGTTCGACGTTGTGCCATTGGCATCCTCGGAAAGCCGGCGCACGCGGATATACCACGGCCCTGCCCCGTCCAGCGGGATCCGGTAGGCCCGGACATAGGGCGAGGTGCACTTGCCCGAGATCGTATCGGTGCGCGCCTCCTGCCATGTGCCATCCTCAGTGCGCCGATCGATGGCAATATCGACCGAATTCTCTTTGACATTGCCGTTGTCGGGATCGGTATAGATCAGCTGGGGCACCTGAATGGAGACACGCACGGCAGTTGCCGACAGGTTTGTGATCGCGCGTGTTGCCGACAGATCCTGTTTGATCTCGACGCCGACGCCCTGCTCGTTCTCGACAGCCGGAAACCCGGACAAGGCCGCCTGATCGGGAAAGCCGTTGCGGGTCTCGAACGTGCCGCCTTCGAAGTTGAAGGTGTCATCGCTGTTCTGCACCGGCACATCATCGAAATAGATCGACTTTGCCCCATTCTTCAGCCCGCCAGTCACACCCTCGCTGACCAGAAACAACAGCCGCATGGTCTGTTTTGAGCGCAGTGTGTTCGGGGCCTCGTTATAACCGCCCGAGCCACCGCCTTTGCCGCCCTTCCCGCCGCCCTGGCCGGAAATTCGCATATGTTGCATGATGTGTTTCCGATAGATCAGAGCAATTCCAGGAAAAGTGGAAGCCGGTTTTCCGTCAGGAAATTGCGTCAAAAAGGGAATCGTTGCGCCGGGCTGTCCGGCGCTAAACGGCCACGTCTTCGGTCGAAAGCCCGGCGGCGATCAGCACCGGCGAGACCCGGAATTTTTGGCCATAGACAAGCGGCACGGGACCGCCTTCCGTGGTCACATTGGCACCGCCATTGAACAGGTAGGACGACTGGTCTTCCGCGTTCCCGGCCATCTTCGGAGCCGGTGACAGCATCTGGCCGAGGCCGCCCATTGCCATGGCGATTCCCAGCCCCTTCATCGCGCCGCCGACCGTCGTGCCGAGAACGCCCACCCCTGTCAGCGAGGCAGGCATGAAGAATGCCGCCCCGATCAGGAACACACCGGCAATGACCTTACCCAGCCCGCGATTGCCCGCCCCGGCGACCACCGGCACGATATGCAGATCCGCTCTGCCCAGCTGAAAGCCCAGCTCATCCGGTCCAAGCGCCATGCCGGTGTCCGGATCGCCACGCAGAACACGAAAGTTCCGGTCGGTGACATAGTCCCGAAACCCCGGCACCACAGCGGCCAGTGCCTCACCGGCCTCGCCCGCGCTGGAAACGTCGAGGCGATAAGTCGGGGCAAAGTCCCGCGCGAGTGCGCCATGAAGGTGGATGGTTCGAAGCATGAAGCAACCCCGGTTTGATGAAGTTCAGTCGTTGAATTAATGCACGTGGTGCACTATATTGACAGTGCAAGCATGGACAGGAAGAGCCTGAGAGCGGCCCTCGAATGGGCTGAGAAAAACAGGGAGCAACTCATCAATGAGTGGAACCGCCTCAATCCGTGAAGACGATATCGTCTCGGTCGGCCGCAGACTTCCCCGTCTCACAACCGTCGAGCCGCGCGAAGGACGCAAACTGTTTGTCCGCTTTGACAATGGCGTGGAAAAAACGGTTGATCTTGCTCCGGCCCTGGAAAGCCGACGTTTCTACAAGCCATTACGCGAAGACGATGCGCTGTTCCGATCTTTCCGGATCAATGAATACCGCAACGCCATCGAGTGGAATGATGAACTCGACTTTTCCGCCATGTGGCTGGAAGCCCTGCCGCCGGCAGAGTTCAGCAACGATGACTTCCGCAACGCCATGGAGCAGTTGGACCAGACGCTGGACGGCATGGCGCGCGCGCTGGAGCTATCCCGGCGGCAGGTCGCCTATTACGCCAAAGACAGACCCATTCCTCGCCATGTCGGACTGGCCGTGCGCTATCTGCTCGAACACCGACCTTCAGCATAATAGAAATCAGCTGGCAGGTCGGCTCGAGTGCAAGTGCCGACGAAATGGATTTTACGAAGCATCATCTTACACCATTCTCGTTTAGGTTGATTGACTCCGTCGGGTTTTATTTTACCTTCGAGGTATTACGAAACGACTGACGAACTTAACTCTCTGATCGATTTCCGCAATGGTTGAGGGAGGAAGACTATGGACAGCACGTTGCCTGCGGTTCATCCGGGGGAAATCCTTCGCGAAGAATATCTTGTCCCGCTTGACATCTATCCGGGACAGCTCGCCAGCACCCTAAAAGTTCCTTTTGAAGATATTGATCGGCTTGTAAACGAGATCGGCCCGGTTACAGCGGAGCTTGCGCTCAAGCTGGCAAAATACTTTCGCACGAGCGCTGAATTCTGGATGCATGCGCAAGCCAGTTACGATCTTCATATAGCCTTCGGCGAGCTTGAAGATCAGCTTGAGACGATATCCGAACTCGAGAACCTATCCGAAGTGGCGAACGCAATGGGGAATTCGTCTCAGCCACGGCCCGATGGGCTCGCGTCGTGATAGCCGACCGTCGAGGCGATGCAGACAAAGACCGTTTTCCAGCAGGATACCGGAATGACACGGCAATGATCTTGTCCAGCCCGCGATAGGTCGTTGCGAACGGCGGCGCGAGATCGCCGTGAAGGTGGATGGTTCTTTTCAGAACTCACACAATGCGTATTTTTATGCGCACAAAACCTTGCACGTCATCCTATTTAGGCGTATATATATACGCATAAAAGGGATTGAATTGATGGACACCAATAGCCGCAAGATCATTAAGCACTTGGAAAACGATGGCTTCGAACTGGTGAAAGTCACAGGTTCCCACCACAAGTTCAAAAAGGGTGACAAGACCGTTACGGTGCCTCACCCCAAGAAGGACTTGCCAATCGGTACTGTGCGGAACATCTATAAACAGGCCGGTTGGCTGTAAGGAAAGGAAAGCGCCATGCGTTACTACATTGCAGTTGTTCATCAGGAAGGTGACAGCGCTTTTGGCGTACACTTCCCCGATGTTCCCGGTTGCTTTTCAGCCGCCGACGATATGGACGATCTTCTGGCCAATGCCAGTGAGGCACTGGCGCTCCATCTGGAAGGGGAAGAACTTCCGGAAACACGTTCGCTCGATGCTGTTCGCGCCGATGATGAAGTTGCCCACGATCTGGCCGAGGGTGCGTTTCTTCTGGCCGTCCCTTTGGTTCAGTTGAGTGGCCGGACCACGAAAGCCAACATCACCATGGATGCCGGCCTTTTGGCTGCCGTGGATCAGTATGCCAAGTCTCATGGCCTGACCCGCTCGGCATTTCTGGCCGATCTGGCGCGTCGTGAAATCGCTGGTTGACTGAACTTCGATACCGTAGCCAATGCGTAACCCGCTTCAGCCACGGGCCGACCGGCTCACGCCGTGACAGCCGACCGTCGAGGTGATGCAGGCAAAGACCGTTTTCCAGCAGGATACCGGAATGACACGGCACCTTTGAAACAAGCTGCATGAAGAACACATCACCGGGGCGGGCTTCACCGGCATCGATCTGCCGAAAGCCCGCCTCTTCAAAATGAACCGCCAGAAGGTTTTCGCCCTCTTCCCACCAGACTTTCGAGCGCGCAAAGTCCGGCAGACGAATACCGCGTTCCTGCCAGTACCAGCTGCGCACAAGCCCGTAGCAGTCAAAGACACCAGGCACGAATGACCGCCCCAGAAGCGGTGCGTCAAGGCAATGATCGCCCCACCACAAAACCGGCGTGGTCACCTCGCCATCGCAGCTGACAATCCCGAACGGAATGCCGGCAACAATCTGGGTTTCCATATCGGCCCTTGAAGGACAATGCGGGTGAAGCTTTGCATTGTGGCTATGGATGACCGCCTCCGGCTGATAATTCAGCCAGGTCTCGGCAGGCATTTCAAAGCTGTTTTCCGGATCCCCGGCAATGTTCGGTATCCGTTTATACTGGCCGCCGGACACCACCCCGCAGGCTTCTTGCGGCCAGACCTCGAGCGCATGCGCACGGGCGTCCCGCGTGACATCATCGTCAAACATGATTGTTGCCTTCTCAGGTGTTGGCGCGGCCGACACCGGGAAACGCCCGCGTCGGCAGATCGCCATGGCCGAAACGCTTCACACAGCCCGACTGCAGAAGCTTGCTGCAACGGTCCTCTGATCGCGCCACGCTGTTGCCCTTCGCATCGAAACAGGCTGTTCCCGCATAAGGGCATGTTGCTTTCGAATAATCGAACGTGCCGGTTTCCGGATCAAAGCGCCGGTAGGCATGGGTGCACGCACTCTGGATGACCTGCCGGCCGGGCAGTTTCCTGCCCTGTTGATCCATCGCGGCAGCCAGCGTCCATTCGATATAGACGCGGTTCTGGTTGGTCTTCTGCTCGATCCGATAGACATCGATTGGGAAATGCGCATCAGGATCCGCATCCTCCATGCCATCCAGAAACCGCCGGAAGGTACGGATACGCCGAAACGTCGCCCCGACCAGATCGCCGAATTCATTGACGACGGCAGACAATACGCCCGAGACATTCGCAACCTTCAGCGTCGGGCGTGGCATCGTGCCCTGCGAGGACATCTCCCAGCCATCGGTCTCAATCGGCGTTGGTTCATAGACATGACCGCCGCAGGACACCGGTGCCTCTTCAAACGCCGAGGACGTGAAACGATAGATACCGCCGCCGATCACCGAGGCATCCAGTTCATAGAGATGTATGATGTCGTCGGTCGCCAGCGACTGCGTTGTCTGCGATAAGCTGTTTCCCGCCTGTTCGACAACTAACATCGTGCCATAATGCGAGCCCGTCATTTGACTAACGCAACGATTTCGGATGCCGTCGTGCCAGTCGCAAGAACCTTGTGGGCGGCAACCGGCAGCAGTGTGCCGTTCTGGCAGTGGTAGATCGCAACGCCGCCGCCCGCTTCGATCGCAACCGCTCCGCCAAAGCCGACATAGATTGACAGGACATTCTCCAACAAGACGTCATCGGACGGTTTCACAGGCCGGTGTTGGCACGCTGGCGTGACAATCTCCACCGCTTGGCGCACGGCTTCGACAAGGGCAGTCGCTTCCTCGGAGAAACCGTGCCGGGGACTGATCGATCCATCCGGATTGGTTTCAGCGGAAATCGGACGCTGGACGCCGGTAGCATCATAGACTTTTAGCTCCGTCATAGGTCGTAAACCCTCTCAATCGTCGCGTTGATCGTGTCATGAGCGCCGCCAGCCCCGGTTCGGGTCCAGGACTTGCAGCGATAAAGTTTCGCCTCCCTGTCGCGTGGGAGCTTCCATTCAAAGGCATGGAACCCGCGCAACGACAGGAAGAACGCTTCGATCCGGTCGGCTTCCTCCAGCGTGAGGCCAGGCCACATGGCGTTGAATGTCACCCCTGCCGTGTTGAGCCCGTCACCGCCGCGCTGGCTGTATCCGTCACCGAAGCGGGTCTCGAGCGTACGCAACTCCACCGATTTCGTGCTCGTGATTGCCGGGCATGCCGGCGGTTCGAACTTGTCGGCCATCAGAACGGCCCTCCTGCAAGCATGCCCCGCGCCCGGGCGTTTTCCTGTAGGCGCTTGTCGACAGCAGCATCGATCTGTTTGCGGAATTCCCGGCCCATCGCTGCCGCGTCCCTGGGATCGGTGCCTTCCGGTACCGATACGTTGATATCGCCAATGTTGACCGAGCTGATCACCGCGCCAGCAGACGACGATGACTGCACCGTGCCAAGCCTGTGATTGGGGATGATCTCGCCGCCGCGCGGCAGCTTCAGGATCTCCGGGCCACGTTCACCAACCAGCGCCATGCCGCCCTGGGTGAAGTTCGTGCCCGTGGCATGCGCCGGCAGAAAACCACTAAGCAGGCCGCCACCGAACAGACCGCCAAGCGGCCCGTCGCCGAACAACGCGGCCTGCGCTGCCGCCTCGATCAGTTTGTTGATCAGTGTATCGAGGGCTGCATTGCCCGTTTCAATCGCCGGCACCAACGCCATAAAGCTGTCGCGCGCCGTGTCGCGGAAGAAATCGGCAGTGTCGGCTGCAGCCTCCTGCTTGTCTTTCTGTTCCTCGATTGCAAGCGTCAGTTCCCGGATCGAGGCCTTTTCCGCATCGGTCGCTGCGGTTCCCGCGCGCCGCAGGTTCTCGAACACCTTTTTCTGGTCTGCCGTCATTTCAGACATCTGCAGTTCGTCCTGCAGCGCCTGAATGAGTTTTTCGACAGCCTCGCGCTCCCGATCAATCGCGGTAGAAGAAGAACCGCCACCGGCTTTACCGCCGGTCCGGCGCGATGTTTTACGCGCCGCCTTGGCATCAATAGTCTCCTGCGCCTTCTGCTTCAGAAGATCTTCAGTGTAATAGGCGCCGGCCGTCTCGTATTGCCCGCGCAGTGAATTGATTTCGCGTTCAAGTGCAAGCTGTTCCGTGGTCAGGCTATTCTGACGATCGATCTCCTGCGTGATGGCAGATGAAGCATCGAGCTGCTTGCGCAGTTCTTCATTATTTGCGTCGATTTCTTCCTGTGTCGCTCCCGGATTGACACGCCCGCCTTTCACCACGCCAAGATCACTGTCACCAGGCCTCATACTCGCCAGCGATCCCATCATCTCGCCGGCATTGCGGATATTCTCCATCTCGCGCGGGATTTTCATCAAAATGGCGGTAAATTCATCAATGCTCACCCAAAGGTCGCCCATAAGACTGGCAATATCGACGAGCGCACCTTTCACATTGGTGCCGATCACCAGCGCCATCGTTTCCCATGCCGCATTAATGTCATTGGCCTTACTCAGCAGTTCATCGTCCATGACGGCGCCCATATCACGGGCTTCCTGGCGGGCGTCGGCGATGCTCTGGACGGATTCATCCATTAACGACGAAAACTGTTCGGCAGCAGTTCCACCAAAGACTTCATCCAGAACCCGGATCTGTGCCGCCCGATCCAATAGCCTGATCTTCCCGATCAAGGTGTCGAACATAGCGGCAGGATCGCGCAGCATTCGTGTCAGATCGCGCGCGTTCACGCCAAGCCGTTTAAAGGACTCAGCAGCACTGCCACCGCCAGTCTTGACGAACTCATCGGCCCGAAGCTGCATTTCCTTCAGGCCATCAGTCAGGGCGTTGAGCTCGATCCGGCTCTTGACGGCCGCGTAACGCAGCTCCTGGAATACTTCAAAATCAACGCCGGCCGTTTTGGCGGCCTTGCCGAGATCGGCCACGGCGTTGACAGCCTTCTGGGTTTCGCTGACCATCACTCCGAGCCCGAGGGAGGCGGCAAGCCCCGCCGGACCGCCCCGCAATACCCCGAATATTCCGTCCAGCCCGCCGACCTTCTTCTTGATCGACATGAACGAACTGGCCGTATCATTGGCCGCGGTGCGCGCCTGCATCCGGATCCGGGTCATCGCCGTCTTGAACTCACGATCATCCGCACCGATTTTGACAGGAATATCCGGTCTGCTCATCTGCTGTCAGCCTTCTGACGAATGGATTTTTGCGGGCCATGGCTGGAAACGATCTCGCGGATCCGCGTGCGGCTGACAGGGGAAGCCTGCGAGGACTTGCCCGTTACGCCGGCAATGGCCATGGAGAGTTCCAAGGGTGTTGCAGCCCAGAACGTGGCTGGCGACCAGCCGAGACGCTCGGACGCCACCGCCATTTCGAACAGCGCCCTGACGTGATCGGCAATCAGGACGCTGTCTGAGGCTTTTTTCCGGTGACGGCCGCCTCCACGTCTTCCAGAGGCGACGATGTTTCGCGCAGTGAATTGCCCGCCTCGATATGGGCGGTCAGTGCCTGTTCGATACCGGTGCGCCAGTTCGCCTGATCGGCGGCCGAGATGTTCTTGCCCGACAGCACCCGGGCGGCGATAGCGGCCTGCGCATCGTCATCATCGGCAACGGCAAGGCAGCGGATCGCGCAGGAAACCGCAAAGGGCTCGAAGCCGAGCAGGCGCTGATAGATTTCGTCCATCGTGCGCGCGCCGATTGCCTGCGACAGGCGCATCAGGCCGGCAAAGGTGACGGCGACAACAAAGCTTTCACTGCCGATCGTGATCGCCGCCTCGCCGCGCAGTTCATTGGCAAACGCGCTCATCAGGCAGCCGCCGCAAAGGCAACGTCCTGCTGGAAGACACCAGCCAGATCGCAGGTGAGTTCCCCGGTTTTATCGCCCTGGAAGTTCGCCGATAGCATGGTCATCAGCCCCTCGAACGTTCCCACTGAGGGCACGGAAACCTGATATTCCGCCTTTGTCTGGTTCAAGACGTCATTCAGAACAAGCGCCTGCGTCGCCGAACTCACATAGGCGCCCGATCCCGACCAACGCACGGACTGGACGCCGCCGATGGAGGAATAGTGCAGAACACCACCCGGATCCGTGCAATCCGGTTTCGTCGTATCGACCTCCTCATTGTTGATATTGAGCGAGCGCTGCTCGACAACGCAGACGATATCAAACTCCTCTGTCGCGTCATTCTTGCGCTTGATGATCAGTTCGCGGCCAAGTGCCATGGCAAATTCCTTTCAGGGAGAAATGCGCTCACCAGAGCGCAACGATGTTTCCGGCCGTGGTGCCGGTTTCTTTGACGCGGACGTAAACGCCCATCACATAGCCAACGGGATGGTTTTTCAGCGTCACTTCCGTGCCACCAAGGGTCACGCCGCAAAGATCACCCTCAGCGCCCAGATAGAGTGTCGCGGCCTGCGGCAGGTCAGCATTGTCATCCGGCACGACAGGCGCACCGAACCAGAAGGGCTGGTCGAGACCGCCTTTTTTTGAGGTGGGATTCATCATATTTTCCGCTTAGAACGACACTGTTTCAGGATCAGACGCTACCGATTTGTATTCCGCCACGAACGTCAGCGCCCCGATGCCAAGTGCAATCCCGGTTGCCCGGTCGATAAAGCTGCGGCTTTCCGACAGCGTCAGCTCAATCACCAGCCCGTCAAGCTTGATCGCATGTCCGAGCGCGACCTCAACCAACACGGCGATCCGGTCGAACTCGATATCCGGTTCCTCGGCCTTGAAGTGCGCAATCACATCGATCGGCAGGCGCCGGTCGTAGCCATCCTCGCCATTCGGCCCGGCGCAGGGCCGGAGTTCAGCCGTTTCCTGATGTTCTGCCCAGGTGACGGTCAGCGCCGGAAGCAGGCTTTCGCGGATGGCGCTGGTGCGCGCCCGCTTGACCTTGCCCTCACCGGCAAATTCGGGAATGGCGGATAGTCGGCCGAGGATCGCATCGAAGATTTGGGTGCGGAGGTGCGCCATCAGATATCGCCTCGCAGCCAAATTTTCAGCATGGCGCGGCCGTCGTCGGTGACATTGCGGATACCGTAGGCCGTGCCGCCAATGGTGACGGTATCCCGCTCGCTTTCAAGGTCTTCAAGCCCGACCGCCGGAACCGAAAGCACATGGGTGACGGCCTCAACATCCTGCCGGCCGAATTCATCGGCAAGCTCGAGCTCGCGTTTCTGCCGGAGGATCCCGCGCACCGGATCCGGAAGACCGATTCCGTCCACGGTGAACAGGCAATCGACGTTGCCGAACGTGCCGGCGAAGGCCTCGCCCATGCCGGCAAAGATCGCCGGCCGTTCGATCCTCATGTCTTGTCCTTTGCCTTGTCGTCATCGGCCACCGCTTGCAGTTTCTTCAACTCACCGGCCAACGTGGCATTGTCCTCGGAAAGCTGATCGCGTTCTTCGGTGACGGCCTTCAGCTTTTCGGTCAGTTCGCCAACCTCCTCGCTGCCATCGGTTTTGTCCGCCAGCGCATCGCGTTCTTCGGTCAGCGCCGCGACACGATCGGCGAGCGTGTCCCGCTCTTCCGTCAGTGCGGCAATCCGCTTGTCGATCGTCGTGTCGGACGCCTTGCGCCACTTGCCGAACACGCTCTCGAGATTATCGGCATCGGCTTCACTGAGGCCGTTTTTCGAGACCGGCACATCCTCACCCGGGGCATAAGTCTTGCCACCGATCTTCACTGTCGTGTTGAACTTGCGTGTATTCACCATTGTTTTTGCTCCATTATTGTCTTTTTTGGGTGGGCGACTTTCGTCGCCCGACCCTGATCAGCGAACAAGCGCAAACAGGCTGGCGTTCGGTTCCGGCGCGATCGGCAGCGGGGCTGCCTGCGTCTGGAGGATGGTGCGCGAAGGGTTCTTCTCCCGCCACATGTCGGGGAAACGTTCCATCGGCACGAGCGCCTGGTCATCGAGAATGGCGCCATAGCCGAAGTGGCCCATGAACCCCTGCGGATCGAGAATGCCGACGCCATAGCTGGGCCAGAAATTGCTTTTAACACCGCCTGCCGTGTAGCCCTGCGAGTACTGCAGGAAGGTGGTCTCGCCGACCTGACCGAGCACGGCGGAATACTTGCCCTCGGCGCCCGTCGACACCGGACCGAACTCCATGGAGCCGCTCGCCTGCCGGCGAATGTCGAGAAGCTTCTGGAAGCGTTCGGAGCGCTTCAGCAGCGTTGCCGCCCCCGGGCCGAGCGTCACCTCGCGGGCGGTAAAGCCATCGGTGATCGCCAGAAGATCGATCCAGTTTTCGATATCGTCGTAAGGGTCGACACCGCTCTCGCCCCAGCGGGCAGCACCCGAAAGCGCAATGGTGAGTTCGGGCGCGCGCTGGTAGTTGACCGTCTGGGTCGGATAGTTCTCCCCCTCGACAATCACCCGGCCCGTGCGCAGGACTTCCGAACACATCAGCTCCTCGCGCCGGGTGATGCGCATGTCCTGGTCATCGAGGATCTGGGCGATGTTTTGAGCATAGCGCTGTTCGGGCGAGACCGCGCCGCCGGGCTGTTCGCCGGGCATGCGGATCAGATTGCCGGAGGGCCGCAGCGTGTTTTGCGGCTTCACATAGGCCGGCTTCAGGCTGGTCGCCGTAAACCCGCGATTGGCCGCATCCTTGCCCGGCACGTCCGGATGGACGAACGGCGCGAGCTCGCGATCGGGCAGGATCCGGTCAAAGACGATTTCCTCCTGTTCGGAGAGAACCGTGGTGGGGAAGTAGCGATTGCGCAGAAAGGCTTCCGGCCGGTCGCGCGGCGGCAGAACCGTTACCAGTTCCGCCGTATTCAGAAGAAGTTCACTCATAGCATTGATTTCCTGTTTCTTTCAGGGGTGGCGGATTGGCTTAGTCGAGCCTGCGCACGAAGAGTGCGGCCCCCTTGCGGCGGAAAGCCTGCTCGACGCTTGCAGCGTCATGACCGGCGCCGAAGGTGAGCTTTGCGGCGTCAACTGCCGCGCCAAAATAGGCCTGCGCTTCCACGTCGCCGCCCGAGGCATCGACATCAAAGGCAAGGATGCAGTCGGGATCTTGCGAGCCGTTATCCGCGGCAGCCTGCGACAGCGTGTGCTTGCTGTTCGCCGTGATCTCGCCAAGCACCGCGCCGCGCTTCAGGTCTTGTCCACTGGCGATGGTGACAGTGCGGGTGACGACCTGAACGTCGCCGACGATCAGGTCATTGGGGGCAAAGCTTGCCGTTTCCATGGGTCTCACTCTCCGGTGTTGCGGCGGCCATGCCGCGCGTTGATGGCGCCGCCGACAGCTGCCAGCAGCGATTGACGTTCGGAAGCGGCAGAAGGTGCGCCGCCGGCGCCGAGCTTCGGCGTCTTGCCCGCCATGCGATCGGCAAGGCGATTGCCGCCCGTTGACGCCGAAGGGGTCGAGGCATTCAGGATCGCGCTTGCCTCTTTGGCCGAGTAGGCCGTCGAGAACGCCAGATGACCGGCAAGCTCGGCATTGGCCGAAGCCTTCGGATGCGTCAGGATCGCCTGGATCCGGGAGCGTTCATCGGCGCGGGCCGAGGCATTCGCCGAGACAGGTTTTTCGTCCTCGCCCTCGGGATCGTCGCTTTTGGGATTATCACCGGGCGCGCCCTCACCTTCGGCGTCCGGATCTGGATCATCCGCCTCGGCCTCGGGGTCCTTCTTCCCGTTTTCGAGCTCTTCTTCCGGGTTTTCCTTTTCCGGATCGTCTTCCATCCGGTTTCCGGCCCTGCCGCCGCGCATGGCAGCGAGCACGCTTGCGGACAGGCCGCGCGTGACATTCGACATATCGATTTCCTTTTGGTTGATCGTTTCAGGCCGCACGGCCCAGCTCAGCCCCGAAGGCAGCAAGCACCTGCGAGGGACGCGCAACGGCATCGGCAAGCCCGATCGAGACCGCCTTTGCGCCGCGATAGACGCCCGCCTCCGTGGCAAGCGCCTGCTCTTTCGAAAGCCGCCCGGCACGGAACCGGGCAACCGTCTCTGCGAATTCGACACGCAGCTCTTCCAGCTCGGAAAGCTCACGCGCCAGCACATCCTCGGGGATGGCCTCATAAGGATTGAGATCGGCCTTGTGCGCGCCGGCCTTCAGGATGGTGACGTTCAGCCCCTCCTTCTTCAGCCAGCCGCTGACATCGACATGAACCGAGACAACACCGATCGAGCCGCAAAGACCGGTCGAGGGCAGCACGATCTGCCGGGCCGCCGAGGCCAGAAGGTAACCTGCCGAACAGGCGTGATCCGTCAAAACCGCGATCGTCGGTTTGACCTGCGACAGTTCGAAGATCTTTTCCGCACAATCGAAGGCGCCGGTGACCTCGCCGCCAAAACTGTCGACCTCGATCGCAACGGCCTTGATGCTGTCATCGGCGCGGCAGTCATCGGCCAGGATGCCGATCCCCTCATAGGAGGTCATGCCGCAGGACTTGCCGATCCAGCGCCCCTTGTTGACCAGCGAGCCCTCGATCTCGATCAGACCGATGCCATCCATCGGGCGTTCAACACCGCGATAGGTCCTCTCGCCCCAGTCATCGACGTCGGTTCTGATCTTCTCGCCGATCAGCCCCATCTGGCCCGCATCCCCGTCCGGCAGGCCGAGAACACGCGGGGCAAAAGCCCGGGCGATGGTGTCTGCCTTGGCAGGCTGCAGCATCAGCGGCGTGTTGAACATGCGGCTGGCGATTTCGGGATAGTTCATGGCTTCAGCCTTTCCTGCCGATTGCGGGGATACCGAGTGGATGACGCCGGGCGGAACGATTGCTGTTCCGGCCGTTGACGCCCTCCTCGATCTCCGTGTCCTGATCGGCTTCATCCAATGGCGGGCCGCCATCATGGCCGGCCGTGCTGTTTTCCATTTCCGCCGGATGCTTCAGGCCGAGGCTTTGATAATACCGGGCCTCGCGGGCAAGCTGGTCGGCATCCATCTTCCAGTCCCGGCCCTGTTCGGCCGATTCCTGCTGCAGCGTCGTCAGCTTGCGGTCGAGCCGTTCGCCGGCAGCCTGCGCTTCCCTGAGTGGATCGATCCAGCCGCGGCCCGGGCCGATCCAGTCGGCGTGGCACCATGCGGCAGGGTTTTCCTCAAACGAAACAGCGCCTTCCGGTAATTCGATAAGGCCCTTATCGAAGACTTCCTCCAGCCAGGCCCGATAGATCGGCGCCATGAACTGAGCGGCAAAACTGCTTTTCTTGGCGGTGAACCCGCGCCAGATTTCCAGAAGCGCCGCACGGGCCGAGGAATAGTTCACCTGGCTCCAGTCCATGGTCAGCTGCTCATAGGTCAGCCCCACGGCCGACGCGACCTTGCGAAGTGCTGCATTGACGAACACCTCGAAGTTCGCATTCGGATGTTCCGGTTTCGTCAGATTGGCCTTCTCGCCGGGCAACAGCGTATTGACACGAACACCCGGCAAGCTGATCGGGGCGGCACCATAATAGGCCTTCTGGGCTTCCGACATCTCGCCATAGATCCTGCCCAGCGCACCCTCGCCGCCATCGGCATCGAGCGCTGCCATCATCTCTTCGGGATCAAACGGGGTTTCGATGAAGGCCGCCATGATTGCATTCAGCATCGCCGCCTGACTTTCAAAATCCTCGTAATCCGTCGATTGCTTGATGGAACGCATGATCGGCGCCCAGTCGGAAGCCCCCCGCGTCATGCCCGGCCGTTTCGGATCGAAGGCATGAACCACAACCGGACGGCCCCATTCGGTCGACCGGCTGACATATTCCCAGGACCAGAGTTTGGTATTGCCGGCATAGACATCGCCGGGATGGCTCTTGCGGAAGTGATAGCCGACCGGTGCGCCGTAACCATCGATGGCCACGCCGTCGCGCAGGTATTCGCTGTCGAGTGTGCCCTTCGGGTTCGAGCACCGGGCCGGATCAATCATATGCACCGCCGTGGAAAACAGCGGTGCATCCTCCTGCCAGACGATGACGGCAAAGCTCTCGCCCTCCGGGCCGAAGCGATTGCGCGCGGCAAGGCCGAGAATGCCGGCCATGTTCTTTGTCCGCTCGGCGTCGCACCACATGTCGACGTCCTGCGTATAGTCCCGCCATAGTCCCTCGATCTGCGTGGCGATTGCCTCGGCCTGGTCAAAGGTGAGGTTCAGCGTCGTATGGTTCGGTCGGGCCGCAAGCTTCCAGCCCGCACCGATGATGTTGTCGATCAGCCGCGAAGTGCCGGCGGCACCCCAGCCGTCATTGCGCGCCACATCGTTCAGCCGATCGACCAGTGTCGACCGCGAGAAGGTGAGTGCCGACTGGCCGGAATAGTTGCCTGCCTTCCAGCCGGCAAAGCTTGGATGATCGTAGGATGCCCCCTGATAGGCTGCTCGCGTCACCGCCTCGCCCGACACGGTCGCTGCCATTTGCCGGTTACGCGCAGCCTGCAGGCGAGCGGCATTGCGCACATCGGCGGCAAGCGGCCGGCTGTCCGGTCCGAGAATTTCCACTGTCATCCGAAGATCACTCCCCGCCCGCGCGGCCGCGATGACCGGCGAAGCCCGAGCTTTGTTTCGAGGTCGCGGATATAGGCGCGAAGCGATGACCGGTCGGCGCCGGAATAGGTGACGCTCTCGCCATCATAGGAAAGCGTCACCGCGCTCTGCCCGATCTCCAGCCGGTGAAGCGCAAGCTTCGCCTCGCCGAGCTGGGTTTCCAGCGTCAGCCGTTCGTTTGTCGAAGGCATGATATCTGTCCTCTTGTTATCCCGGTCGGGTGCGTTGCGCGGCCCGCTCGGCCCGGCGCATCGCTGCCGCAACGCGGTCGGAAACGGGCGTGTCCGGTGAAGCAGCCGGCTTTTCTTCCGGCGTCTTGCCCGCATCGCTGACAGCCTTCATCGCAACAGCGAGGCTGCCGATCAGATCTTCCAGATCGCCCTGTTCTTCCGGCTCCTGCCGGGCAAGCTCTTCTGCCCGCGCATCCCATTCCTCATCCGTCCAGTAAGGCACGTTGAGCCGGATGGCGGCTGCCCGGGACTGATTGAGCATGTCGAGCACTTCGTTGCGCTGCCCATCGGGCAGTTTCCAAACCCAGCGCGGATAACCGTTGCGGTCCTTTTCCTTGATCCGCACCTCGGAGGTTGCCTGCTGATAGAAATTGTCCCCGAGACCGATGGCAAAGCTGATGAAGCCCGGCTGTTCGGGATCATCCTTCCGGAAATCCCGATAGAGCCCCATCTTCATCACCGAAGCATTGAAGTTGAAGAACCGCGTCGACCATTTCTGTTTCTTCGGCCGGCCGCGCTTGTCGTATTCGCGCACCTGACTGAGGAGCGGTGCAGCATCGCGGTTATCACCGCGCACCATGATCACCTTCGAACGCGGATGGCGCCGGGCCCAGAACCAGACATCTTCGGTATAGGCATTGCCGTCGATCGCGACACGGTCGACATCACGCAAGCGCCCGTTCTCATCCGGCCAGCGTTTGGCAATCAGCCGGTCAAGCGCCTCCATGACCTGTTGTTCCGAGATATGGCCCGAATGCTCGCGATAGCCCGGCAGGTGGCTGCCCGCCCGGCTGTCGATCACGCCGTAATCGATGACCGCACTCGTCTTGTTACGGCCCCAGCCCCTCAGCAGCCATTCGACACGATCGCCCTGGACGTCGATGCCGATCGTCAGCGCCAGCATGTCGCCGGGAACAACCCCGCGCCGGAAGCCGGTTTCCTCGGCCCGGTCGCGCAGGTCCTCCCACGCGATCGCCTTGTTGTCGGCCTCATAGGCAAGACCCAGCGTATCGTTGAAGAACACCTGCTCGGCGCCGGCGCCCTTTTCCTTGTCATCCTCGCCGCCCGACTGGACCTTCAGCCATGCCCGGGCAATTGCCTCCCAGCTTTCCAGCGGCGAATAAGGCACCCAGACATGGAACGAACGGTGATAACGCGCCCGCTCCGGATATTTGGCCACCCATTCCGCACCGTTTGCCGGATCGACCATCCACTGGCGGTGATGCTCGTGGACCTCGCAGCCGCAATGAACGCAAACGAAGTGCGCCAGTTCGGGGTGCTGGGGATCGATGTGATCACGCATGTTCTCCCATTCGAGCGGCTGCAGCTCATGGCAATGTGGGCACGGCACATGATAGCGTTCCTGCGTGCCGGCGAGATAATTGGCAGTGATCCGACATCCCGGTGCAATCAGCGGCGTCGAGATCTTGAAGACCTTGCGATTGAAGAAAGCCTTCGACCGGCTGTCGGCCTGGCTTTCCGGATCGCCCGCCTCGTTATAGACCCATTTGGCCAGGTCATCCTGCACCTGGGCGCGCGGCGAGATCATCGAAAGACCGGCCGCCGAATTGGCGCCGGCAGCCTGTACAGCACCCCGCCCGTCGACCCGTTCCTTGTACAGGATCGAATTGCCGCCATCACGACCGGCTTCGGGAAACAGTGCCCGCACGGAAACCGTTTCGCGCAGCAGCGGCATCAGCTTTGTCTTCGACCAGCGCGAGGCGTTTTCCTCCGTCGGATGGACATAGAGGAAATCGCAGGGGTCGAGATCAAGCGTGCCAAGCAGGAAGATGTTGGCCAGCACTGTGCCACCGACCTGCGCTGACTTCGAAAGCGTGACGATCGAACAGGGATCGTCCGGCGACAGCGCCCGCAGGATCTCGGAAAAGAACGGGAACATGTCTTCCCGGTACGGCCCCGGAAACGCCGAGATACGTTCGGAGAACACGATATTGCTCTTGGCCCAGCCAAGATAATCGACCGGTGGCGGTGGTTCGCAGGCGTTTGCCAAAGCCTCGAACATCAGCCGCTCCGGATTGAACAGCATGGTCATTCGGCGCCCGCCTCTTCCTCGATCATCTCCGGTGTCTGGTCGCGTTCCTCGCGAAACGCTTCCGCCGCCTTCACCCGCACATCCCGCCATTTGCGCGCCAGTACCTTCTGGATATCGCGCTGCGGCAGGGTGAAGGCTTCCGCCACGGCCGTTGCCAGATCCGGCAGCCCCTGTTCCATCACCTTGAAGGCTTCCGACGAAGCCCGGCCGATCTCGCGGCGGACATCTTCCGTTCGAGTATAGATCCCGGCTTCCGCCTTTTCCTGCCGCTCCATCTGGGCGGTCTTGTATCGCTGCTGTTGCAGGCGCTCACGGGCGAGCTGCTCGGCGAGGTCTTCCTCTTCCTCCTCGTTAGCAGGCGAGCGCAGCGGCAATTCCGCCGCCGCGCTCGCCCGGCGCTCGGCACGCGGGAAATCAGCCTGTTTCTTGCTTGTCGCTGTAGGGGCTTTTCCGTTGGCGCCGTACCCTTGGGAGGGATCGATGGTGAGGCCGAGCTGGCCGATGGCGACATCGGGGCGAATGCGGGCAAAACGCCCCTCGCCCTCGATCGCCCTGCCATGGATCTGGCCCGCACTCAGATATTGCGAGACCCGGCCCGCAGATACCGAGATCAGGGCCGCAAACTCGGCCTTGCTCATGCTGTCCGGCATGGTTTCCATGGTGGCTAAACACGTCCCTGACTTTAATTTAGGCTTGGACTTTAGGCTTGAGTTTCGGGCTCAGACTGACGAACCCGCGCGGTGCCAAATACCCGCATGGCAAAGGGCCCCAGGAAGGACCCGTCGCAATTTTGAATGTGTTTGAGGTCAGGTCTTTGGGAAGACCTTTTTGAAGGCCCGGCGGAATGTCCGATCCTTCTTCTGCCGCACCAGATCGGTGACGATTTCGTTGAGCTTCAGGCGCTCCGAATAGGACGTCATCCGCACGAACAGGATGACCGGATAGAATTCGCGTTCCGTGCGTCCGGAAAACCAGACCCCCGGGAACAGGTCCGACCGTCCCTCAGGCACAAAGAACTGGTTGGGTTTTGCCCGGCGCTTGCGTCGCTTCGACCCGCTGGCAACTCGCGTTGCCCCTGCCCCGCGATAATCGATCCTTAGATCCCGCATCACGCGGTTCAAAAATCCTTGCGCCATGTTGCCGTAGCGGTCGAGCGGTGCCCGGTCCGCCGGCACGGCGACCTGATTGCGCCCCATCAGCCCCCGGCCGATCAGCTGTTCCTCGAACGACTTGTGCCGGCGCATGCCGCCATGGATTTCTGGGCCGAGATAGGCCGCCGCCGGAAGCCCGCCCTTGCGACCCGACCCACCAACAACAACAGCTGAAACCCGATTGCTCTCGCTCGCCTTGTCATAGACGATCCCGCGAATGGCCCGCGCGGTCGGCCGGTCGAACACGACTTTCATCTTTGCCCGCACCGCCCGCATCCCGTCATAGGCCAGCCAGTTCAGCGCCAGCGCTTCCGCTTTGGGCAGTTCACGGCGTTGCACCGACGTCAGCTTCGCCTCGAAGCGCGTCAGGTCGATGTCGATATGGGCGGAGAGCATGGGAATGGACTACACCTTGAGCTAGCAACCACCAGATTGACACACCGTCGCGAATCATCGCTTTCTTGCCTCATAAGTAAAAAACCCAACAGGGAGACACCTATGAAAAACGGACTTTATAAAGCGGAATTCAGCACCCCGCTTGGCGCCGGGTTCGGCGTTGTACACGCCCAAGATGGAAGAATCTGGGGCGGCGATTCTGCGATGTACTATATCGGCAGTTACACGCTTCAAGACGAGATGCTATCCTCCAAACTCTCCATTGCGCACCACTCTCGCGTGCCAGGCGTTACCTCGGTCTTGGGAGCCGACGAGGCCGAACTCGAGCTGCACGGTAAAGTATCAGGAGACATTATCTCCACTACCGGCAACTCCCCGCAAGCTCCCGGCGTGAGCTTCAAGGCGACGCTCACTCTCATCAGCGAGTAGATTCTCAATAGCAGCAGACAAACGGTCCATCGCCAAAAGAAGTTGGTCGATTTTGGTCACTGTCGTTTCTTTTTGTGCGCACATCAATTTGCTCCTTCTGCGAACTATGAAATCTCTGAGATTGCGGTTCAAAAGAAAAGCGCCCAGAGATAGCGTATTGAGAAAATGATCTCTGCCCTAAACGCACAAAGGCGGACCGCTTTCACGATCCGCCCTCTGCAGGAAGAACACACCCGTCCTTTTTTTTAAAGGTAACCTAAAAGGTGCAATAAGGAAATCACACAGTCCTGTGAGACCCTCTTACCAAGGGACGATCATTTGAAATAGCTGGAAAAGACATAGCTCACGCACTGGCCCTCAATCGCATCTGCCGATCGGCTATCGTGAGGGCGGGTTTCGGGCGCGAGAGCGAAGGTCACTGAGAACCGAATCAACCAATGTCTCTATAAAATTCATAACTTTTCGAGAATTGCAAGAGGCAAATTCATTGGCGTTTTCTGACCGAACATATCCACCTCGACCACCACGTCGCCCTTGCCCTTGCTGTTGGGCGTGACCACTTCGGCCTCAAGCCCCGCAAACATCCCCTCGCCGATGCGCACGCGCTCCCCGGCAACAACCGTGATCTTCGAGATCCGCTCCCAATCGAACCGGCCATCGCCGGCCTTCTGCATGATCCTGACCACCCTGTCGTTTTCCAGCGCAAACGGGCTGAGCCACCCACCGAGCATCCCGCGTACATGCTCGAACCCTAAAAGCGAGCTGACCGCCGTCTCCGACAAGGCAAACCTCACCAGCACGTAGCCGGCCATCAGCGGGATATCCTGAGGCGGCAGAACCTTGTGCCGGCGTCGCCGCTTCGGCCCTTTTCGCGTAGGTGACAGCGCCTCGGCGCCGCACTCCGTCAACGCATCGCAAACGGCCTGCTCCCGCCCGGTCATCACCTGCAGAACATACCACGGCGCGTCCTTCGCCGCCTTTTCGGCCAGAGCCGCCCGGCCGGAGAAACGGATCAACCGCAGCCGATCCTCGAATTTCAGGCCATAGGCCAGATCGACCGAGGTTCCGATCTTCCGATATTCCGTCATTGCGCCGCCTCCACCTGTTTCGCCCTGTCCAGTTTGCCGAAGAATGTCTCCAGCGCTTCGCCCGGCGTTCCGGTCCCAAGAGGCGGGAAATAGACCCATTCCACCCGCCCCATCTCCGGCAGAAACGGCCAGCCGCGCGCCGCATGCTCGGCTTCCCATGCCGCCCACTGATCGCCACCGACACGAACCGCCTCGAAGTCAGCGCCAAGCAGCGCGATTTCGCCGGAAACCCGCATGCCCTTGCCGGGAAAGCGGATCGCCTGATCGTTCATGGCATTGACCGACGTCCAGCCCATCTTGGCCATCCGTTCGCGCCACAGCGCCTTGCGGTCTGCCCGTCCTTCGGCAATTTCCAGTTCCTGAAACCGCGTCAGCGCCGGCAGCCGCGCACATGGTTCGCCAAGCCGGGCAAAGCGTTCCGCCATCCACGCCTTGCCGAAGGTCGCAGCAATCACCGAACCGCCCGCGCCTTCCATGCCTTCCGGCACAGCCGTCCAGCGCTTTTCCCGCAGATAGGTGCTGGCAGCGAACTTCACCGCCCGACCGTTCATCGCTTCGAACGCCAGGAACCCGGAAAGCATCGTATCGGCAGCTTGCCGTTCTTCCGGCGACAGCGCCTGCCATTCGGCCAACGCCCGTTCGTCGCTGTCATCGCCAAAGGTCGGCCACTGCCGATAAAACTTCAGGAAAGCTCGACGCACGACCTTGCGGTTCTCAGCCTCAGTCATCCTCGCTTTCCTCCACCTTCCGTGTTTCGGTCGCAGTGCCGATCATCTCCCGCACGGCTCTTGCCCTGCGACGGCGGCGCTCGCGTTCTTCCGGGGTCAGTTCCCGCCGTGCCCGTTCCGCCTCCCGTTCTTTCGCCGCTTCCGCCTGCTCGTGCTCAATCCGAAGCAGGTCCCGGTCATGTTTCGCAGCCGCATCGACGAGCGCCGAAAGCTCGGCAGGCTTGGGCAGGAACGACTGGAATTTCGGGTACCGGCCGAGCCGCAGGTTCTCGAACACCCGGCGCAGCGCACCGATCGGCTTGCCCCGCATCGCTTCGGCATAGAACTGTCCGGCCTTGTCGGCATTGACGCTGTCGGGGATCGCAAAACCACGGTCCATCAGCGCATCGAGCATGAGATCGGACTGTCGTTCGTTTGCCGGTTCAAGAGCCTTGCGCAACCTTCCAATCTCCCCGGCTGATGTCGATAATTTTACGATCTTCGCTGCCATCGTCCTGTCCCATCCGTTTGCGCAAACTATCCCGAGCGCGTTGATTGTGATCCCTGATTTCGTCGCCGCGTGAGAGCTTTGCCGGCGATGCTCGAGGAGCACCTTGCTGCCGTTCCTGCATCCAGCCCGGCTCAAAACCCTGCCAGCCGCGACCGATCATGGTTTCCGCCGCAGCGTTTGGATCCGGCATCAGCGCAAACTTTCGGGAAAGCAGCTCAGCAGCATGCACAGTCAGCCGCTTTCGCAGCGCCTTGCGATGTTCGATGACGGCATCGGCAACCTCCGGCGACAGCACATCGCAGAGAACCGATCGGGGCGATTTCTTTTGTGTTCCTTTAGGAACACTTTCTTTCTTAACTCTGGCTTCTGGCTTTAGCATTGCAGCTGCATTGCAAGTGCTATGCACCTGCATGCTCGCATCATTGTTTTTATTGCCTTTTTTCCAACGTTTTTTCGCAGCCTGTTTTTTGTCTTCCGAACTTTTTTCGCGAAATTGAAATTCTTTTTCCACGCGGCGGTTCCAGAGACCGCCCTCGGAGCGGATGATTTTCCCATCATCGAGGAAAACATCGAGGTATTGGGAAAACACCTTTTTCGTGCAGCCGCACTGCCGCGCCAGCCGCTCATGGTTTTCGGTCAGCGGCTCGCCGCGCTCATACATCAGCGCCAGCAGCGTGAAGTACACGCCCATTTCAGCCGCCTTCATGCCCCGCGTAGCAGAAAGCCAGTCGGACATGTAAAAGCGGACATATGGCATCTCGCTCATGACAATGTCTCCCTCATACGTGTGGTCATCCCGTCGCCCTCCGGTGCGCCCGCCAGGGTGGCAGTTCCTGCAGCAGCTCATAGATGCCCTCGGCAATCGCCGCACATTTCCGCTTTTGCGGCCACGACAATTCGCCCGCGCCATTGGCGTCGGACATGCGCCGTTGCGCGATGGCATAGGCACGGGCATCATCGGCAGAAATCCGCTCGTTGCCGCAGCAAACCGGGCAACGGCGACGGCCACCGGCCAGATAGCCCTGCCCCGCACAATGCGGGCACAGGATTCTGGTAATCCTCACCACCCTCACAGCTTGCACTCCCGAACGATCCGGTTCTGCTGAACGCCGATTTCTTCGGCACGGCGCTGCAGATCGAGTGCGGTGTTGCGCAGCTGCTTGCTCATCTCCGCATGGGCAGCCAGATCAGATCGGAGATTTTCATAGGCCGCCGACCATTCCGAAAACAGGCGCCGGTTCGCTGCCAGCTCTGGATTTTCGTTGGCAGGCCCGAACATGAAATCCCGCATTTCCGCGATCCATGCACGCGGCACGCCCAGATCCTGCGCCACGAGATCATCCGTCCATGGCGCGATATAACCCTCGTCATCGTAGACATCGGCAATCTTGTCCGCGACGATGCGCCGGTCCTCACGCTGCATCTGCGGTGGCGGTTCCGCCTTCTTGGCCGCCGTCGTTGCCGTTTTCGTCTTTCGTGTCGCCATGGCTTCGGAACCTTTCATCGTTGTCAGGTCGACGCAGACAAACGGCCTGTCGTCGTAGTCATTGCCGCCGCAGCGGCTGCAAAAGGAAAAGCCGCATACCGAAGTGATCCGGCAGCGGCTGGTGTCTCGCGGGTGTTGCGTTTCGATGGTCATCTCAGACTTCGCCTTCGCATCCATGCGTCTTGCTCTCCACGGCGTGGGCAACCCGCATGAAGTTCGCGTATTTTTCGAGGATTTCGGCCGCTTCGCGCGGATCGACCTTGCCATCGGCAACGGCCTGAATCATGGACTGCGACAGCGCATGAAAGGCGTCCTGAAAAGCGCCGATATCGGCAATGCCAAGCCCGCCGCCGGCGCTGTCAGCCCCGTCATCGCGCACAAGCCGATACCCTTGCAGCCGCGCCATCTCGCCAACAATCACCGGCGCACCGGCTTCCATGTCGGCTTCCACCGCCACGTCGATTGCCATCACGTGCTGGGCTTTCCGGCTGGGGTCATGCGTCCAGCACTTGGAAAGCTGCCCCTGCGTCACCCGCGTGACATACTGAAACCGTTCCGGACCGCCGCCCTGCACAACAGAACGGCGGGAAGCCTCACGCAGGCCGTCGACAGCCTTCTGCGCCAGCAAACGCTGCATCACAGCACCTCATTGTGGGAATGATTTCGGGGTAAGCATTCACTGCTGATGTGCACGAAAATTGGGAAAAGAGGCACAGCGAAACTGCAGGGGAGCAGAGAAGAAACCAGTCCGTGCATCACAAAAACGGTAACTGCCGCACAAACCAAGACAAAAAGAAAGAGCGCCTTCATGGTGTAGCCTCGGTAGCCACCCCCGGTCTTATCAACTCCGATAGTCCACGCTCATTCGCCAGCGCCTTCAAAAGACGCAATGTCGGACCGCGCGCAGTTCCTCTCGCCTCCATACGCGAAACGCTGCATGCCGCGATCCCAAGCCAATCGGCCAATTGCGCTTGGGTCCAGCCAAGCTGCTGGCGAAGCGATTTGATGTCTATATTGCTATCCATAGAAGCAATTAATGCGTTACGCACTAAAATATGTCAACGCGAAACGCATCATAAAAGCATGCAAAATGCATCACATGACATTTGATGATCGCCCATCCCCTGCTATCCGCCTGCAACAGGCCCGCGAGCGTCGCGGCTTTAAGTCAGCAAAAGCCGCAGCAGAGTACTTTGGCTGGTCTGTTGCAACATATATCCAGCACGAAAACGGTCAGCGCGGCCTCGTCAGGGCCGCGGCCCGATACGCCAAAGCATTCAGAATAAGCGAAGGTTGGCTGCTTACAGGAGATGGCGACGCTCCCGGACCTGCTATCCCTCTTGTTTCCTTGGTGAGCGCAGGAAAACTGGAGCAACCAAACGGCTACATTCCCTCCGACGAATTTGTCACGGTGCCGGCCGGCGGCTTACCGGCCGGCGACTGGATTGCTCTGCGTGTTGAGGGCGATTCCATGGATGATTACTCACCACCAGGCTCCATCATCTTTGTTAATCGGCGCGAACGCGATCCGGTCGACGGCGGCTTCTATGTGGTATGCACGGATGATGGCGAGGCGACCTATAAGCGTTATCGTGCAAACCCTGAGCGGCTAGAACCGCAATCCAGCAACAAGGCGCACGAGACGATCTTTCCACAAGGCTCCCTGACTATCATCGGCAGGGTGCGCAGAACCATGCTCGATTTCCCTGCTTAAGTCGGCGTATCACTCCCTTCTTAATTGCTAATCCAGTACACCCGGAGATTGCGCATTGGGTAGCGAAACACTAGCTTGCGCACGCAACTCAAGGGGATTCGCATGTCTGCATTATTATTTGTTTTTGGTGCCATCTGGGTATGTGCGGGAATTTTGGTGGGCCTAACAGCTCCATCCGATATTCAGCTAACCATGGCAGCCGTACTCTTCACCGGTGCTTTGCTCTCATTCGGCCTTGCGGCCCTGCTCAGTCGTGCCAAAGCAAGTGCTGAAAGCCTTTCGCGCATAGAGCACTACCTTACCGGCAAGGAAGAAGAAGCACCTCAATCCGAGTGATCACCTAAGCTAATATCCGCTAAAGGCCTGCCATCGAGCAGGCCTTTTTTTATCGTAAAATAGTGCGTATTGCACTATTTTCTTGACATGAATAATGCAATACGCACTATTTGCGACCATGGCTAACGCCAGTTTTCTACGTTGAAACAACCTAACTTTGGAGAACTGTTTTGATCACCATGGATCACCTTGTCGGCTTTTTCATCGGCGCATGTTCCGCCATCACGGCATATTCGATGATTGGCGGCCTCGCCATGCACCGTTCTCTCAAGCGGACACAAGCTTTATCTTCCGGTCACCATCTAAGGAACAGGTGATGTCCACTCCCCTCTCCGCCAAGGATCACCTCGCTCGCATTCGCGAACTGGTTGCGAGCGCAGCGCCAGTTATTCAGATATCTTCTGACGTCGAGGGGCTCCATCTTGAAATACACGGCATGGAGCCATCAGAACCTGAGATTATCGGGACGATCCCGCTAGCGTGCCCCGCATCAAATCGCGAATTGCTGCTCAAGCATGTCGAGATACCGGCCGATCTGATCCGCATGATTGACGCAGCGGCCAAGCTCGATAGAAGACGCCGGACCGAAATCGAACGCCTACAGATGGAGCTGGAGGCAAGAGGCGGCCGCCCGGCAAAGAACTATGCCGCCGAATGCGCCATAAAATGTAGCGAACCCGCCTTCAAGGCGTTCATGGAAGCCCGGCACGCCCTCGCACGGCCACTGACAGATGATCGCGTCGCCGCGCGCGTGCGCTCGGTCCTCGCCATTTCAAGTCGAACCGAGCTGAACACAAACAACAAAGCCGCCGCGCGCTGGCGCGGCATGGTGAAAAATTTCGAAAACTGGAGGAAACAGCAATGATTCCCGACAACACCTCCCCTCGCCCGAAAACCATTTTCTTTCTGATGATCCAGTACGAGGGCCGCGCGACAATCACAGTCGAGCAAGTTTGCGAGGACTATTTTGCCCACCTCACCCCGGCGAAATTCCTTCGTAAGGTCTCACTCGGCGACATAGAAATACCCGTCACGCAGGCCGAGCCTTCTCAAAAATCTCAGAAGTATGTTCATATCAACGATCTGGCAGACTACATTGATCGCCAGCACGATATGGCGCTGAGGAACCATCATATGCTACATCGAAAGTAAGCCTGCGCATAAAAAGCGCCCATCCGACGACGAGCCTGGCCATCCTGCCATCTCTCTCCCTTCACATCATGCACTATCGCGAATGCAAATCACTTCGGGAGTGTCACTGTGCCTGACCAATTTCTTCACGACAGAGACAACATCGGCTTGGAAGCGGAATGGGATACGCTTCAAGATTCGCTATCGGGACCGCTGCGCCGCCGGTTAGCAGAAATCGTGCGCGCAGAGGCACCGCATCTGGCAAGGCAATTCTATTCGATTCTACAGAATGATGAGGATCTTTCGGCAATGCTGCCCGACGAGCTCGTCAGAAACCGGTTGGTCCATACGTTGAAACAGTGGCTACTTGATTTGTTTCCTGAAGACCAAGCGCCTGACTTTCTCGAAATGGTCGAAAAACAGCTCCGTGTCGGATCGGTTCACGCCCGCATCAATCTGCCTGTTCAGCACGTGAACAGGGCATGGCGCATGCTGGCCGAAGACCTGCAGCTTCGCATTCTAAAGGCCGCGCCGCCGCCCGAAGATCTGAAACTCATGCTGAGGGTCTCCGCCTCCACGCTCAATATTGCATTTGAAACAATGACGGCCGGATATGCGCGCGAGACGACACGCTCTGCGCGCAGCGAAGAGGCATATCGCTTGTTTTCGCTCGGACAGAACCTCACGCAGGAACGGGAAGCGCAGCGGGCCGCAATCGCCGAATGGACACAGACAATACTATTTTCGGTGGCTGCCGATTATGGAGAAGATCAGCGCACTCCGCTGTGGGAGTCGGAATTCGGCCTCTGGCTAATACATCGAGGGGGCATCATCTTCGAAGGCATGGCGGAGCTCGACCACGTCAAAGCGGCCATTTCAGAGATTGACAGCCGAATCCTTCCTGCGCTTCATCGCGGCCGGGATATTCACGGCGGGCTAGCCCTACTTCAGGCGAAGGTAAATGAGATCAAATCGCTGCTGGGTGAATGCTTCAATGCCGCCACTCGCATCGAAGGTGGCCACGATCCGCAGACACGCATGCTGAACCGGCGCTTCATGGATACCGTGCTGACACGTGAAATCGGTTACTCCAGAAAGATGCGCAAAAAGCTGACGGTCATGATGATCGACCTCGATCACTTCAAACAGATCAATGACCGTTTCGGCCATGCCGGCGGCGACATAGCGCTACAGAAATGCGCCAAACTCGTGCTCGACATGATTCGCATCGGCGACTTTGCCTTCCGCTATGGCGGTGAAGAGTTCCTGATCGCGCTCGTCGAAACAGGCGAGGAAGAGGCCATGACCTTAGCTGAACGCCTCCGCACGAAAATTGCAAACACCAGCATCGAAGTATCCGAGGGTAAAAATATCAACATCACAGCATCAATCGGTATAGCCGAATTCAAAGGCCATCCTGACTATATGCAGCTCGTAAAATCCGCTGACGAGGCCCTGTATGGGGCCAAACAAAATGGCAGAAACTGCATCATCGCGTCAGCTTAA